CTACACACATTTTCTTCTATATTCTATGATTTTGTTGTCGGTGCTAACGATTTTTTCAATGTCGGCAAACGACTTTTCGGGTGTGACATGTGTATACAAGTCCATTGTCATTTTCAGTGTTGCATGACCCAAATATGATTGAACGACTTTCGGCTCTATTCCCGACTCAAAACATCTTGTCGCAAACGTATGTCTGAATGTGTGACCGCTAAAAAATGGAAATTCATCGTCACTGCTCTTTGTATCATTTATCCGTCTTACAACTGAACGTATAGAGTCGCTATATATAACCGAATTAATTGGTGTATTGAACCTTGTAACAAACAAATATTCGTTCTGTTCTTTAGGTCTGCGTGTTGAAACTATCTTTTTAAGCTCAAATTGTTTAGTTAGATATTCCTTGCACACACTGTTAATTGGTACGTGTCTGTAACTTTGTTTGGTTTTTGGCGGCTCAACATGAAATGTCTTGCCTTTATCTTCAAGGTATTTCTGATACACAAGTGTCTTATTAACATCAATATACCCCTCGTCCATATGTATATCTGCAATAGTGAGTGCAAACAGTTCTCCTGGGCGCAAGCCTGTATTAACTGCCACATTATACATGTTGTCGTAAAATGTGCCTTTACACGCTTCAAAAAACTCGCTCTGTTGCTCTACTGTCAATGCAAAAGCATTAACTTCTTTGTCTGCTCTCAGTTTTACGCCTTTCGCCGGATTCTTAATCATCAGGTCATCTTCCATAGCTCTACTGAACATGTCATTTAAAATAACCTTGATTTTGCTCTGTCTCTCATACTTATAGTTATCGTCAGAAGCTTTGTCTATAAGTAACTGCACATCTGACTTGCGAATAGATGTTATTTCATGGTTTCCTAGGTATGGTGAAATGTTCTTTTTATATATATGCGTGTACTCCCTAATGGTATTGGGGCGCACCCTCTTTTTCTTGTATACATTCATCCACCTGTCAAACCACGCATCGAGGGTAATGCTGTCTCTAACACTTGCGAATTGTTGATTGTCGGTCACTGCTTTACTGAGTTCTTTCCGCAGTTCTGACAACTTGCTGTTGTAAATTGTCTTGCTCTTGCCGAACCTATCTTTATATCTGCCCTGATAGAGTCCGTCCTTGCGCTGGGTTATTCCGACTCCCAGCTCTTTTCCTCTCAAATCCTTTCCCATACTGATTTATGGCTCCTTTCAAAATCAAAAGCCATTATATGATAATATCTATATTACTACATAATGGCTCATAATTCAATATATCTATTTATATGCTATCTGTCTTTTCGAGGTATTTTTCAAACTCCTTGCGCTTAACTAATCGCTTGCCTCTTCCGACAAAGAGCACAAAAGGGCACGAGGGATTATTAAGCATATCATTGATTCTGTTAATTCCGATATTGCTGTACTCTGCAGCTTCATCAATCGTCAGCGTTACCTTTTCCCATATTGGCACTTTGTTAATCATTGCCTGACTCCTTTCTATCTTTTCCTTAATGGTTGCCACTCTCCGGGAAGTGGTCGTTTTTGAAATTAATAGTCTCTGTGATACTTCTTCAAGGCTCTTATCAGCAACTAGCAACTCAAAAACTTCCGCTTCTTCATCGGTGAAATTGGCATTTTTCATAATTTCTTCAAGTTCCGGCTTAGTAAGTTTTGAAAACTTCATAAGCCTGTCTCCTATTCTTCGGTTTTGCTTGCACTGTGTATACAAGTATTTGAGTATCGGCACGAGCTGTTACATGGCTTGTTGTCCTCGTATACACACTGTCTTTCAAACGGCTCTATATTACTTATAGTTCTGCTATTCATCTTATCATCACTTCCTTTTTATACTGTTCTGCCATATATTGTCCGTAGCTCATGCCCTTACTCTTAGCAAGCTCGCAGATTTCCGCAAGTTTGTTTTTCTTAACAGGCTTTCTTTTAAGTCTTTTCTTCTCTCTGATTTTTCTTAATTCCGTAGCTCTCTGCTGTCTGTGTGCTTCACAACACGTATTTTGGTTGGCTGCGGTCGGTGTAAATATCTTGCTACAGACTACACACTTAGTTAGCTTGTAGTGCTTCATTGTTTTACCTCTACATAAAATCGTAACTGTCCTTAATACCTAATATTCATATTTCCGTGTTCGTTCACCCAATCAATAGCTTCTGCGTATGTCACACCATTATTTTTTAGGTGATACAGTAAGTTGTAAAATTTAGGATGCGTTTCCTTCAGCTTTAAAAATCTGCTCTCTTTTTCCAAATGGCAACCAAATCCACAAAGCACACAGCCGGTTCTTTGACAGCCTGTGGTTTTCAACAATGGTCTTTCATTATCAAAAACCCCATAATCCGCAAATGACATCTGATTGTCGCATTGCCCCATAGCTTCATAATCTGTAACCACTTCGCCATAAACCGAACATATCGGCAGATTATTTTCTTTGATGTAAAGCAACACATCCTGTTCCATCCAAAAGCTCATAGGGTTACTTGTAGGAATTTTTAAGTTAAAACCATTGCAACCATTTTTCACCCACTGTGAAGCTCTCAGTTTGCTCTCTGTTGCCATTTGAGCTGTAATAGGTACTCTGCCTGTGTCTTTATGGTATTTCCATGCTGGGGATTTCTTAAGCTTTTTACAGCATAAATCCGACACGTCAAACGGCGCATTTAGCATAAACAAGTACTTTGACCTGTCATACATACTGCCAAATTCATCACACTTGACACCAAATAGCTGTTTTACTCTGACAGGTGCTTTCAGAATTTCACTAGGGATATTCCCCATCTTCAAATCTGTAAACGCTTTGTTTTCCTTGTCTGCTCTTCTTTCTATTCCCAACAAATCTGCCATCCGATAAGCATATGGAAGCTCGTTCGTTCGTTCGTTCGTTCGTTCGTTCGTTCGTTCGTTCGTTCGTTCGTTCAAGATTTTAACGTATTTTCTACTATCTGCAATACAAGATGATATTTCTTTTGAAAACATCGGAAACCCATATTTTTCACAAACTTCTGCGAATGAAACTTTAGGCTTAACAATGTCTACATTATCAAAGGTTTCGGCAAACTGTTTTAATTCGGGATATTGTGTCGGTACATCGACAAACAGTGCCTTAATATTCGGATAGATTTTCCTCGCTATATCTAGCAGAACTGTGCTATCTTTGCCACCGCTAAAGCTAACATATACTCCGTCCTCTCCGTATGTATTTACCCATTCCTTGATACGATATTTTGTCATGCGGATTTTATCGTTTAAGCTCATGGATTGCATTTGATATAGGTCGGACATTGTGTGTTTATTTTCCATTGTTACTCCTTTCGCTACACCACTGCTCTTGTATCTCATCATCGGTCTTATCTCGTCCACGGATGTCGTACCACGCAAGTGCTACCTCTGCCAGACCGATTAATCCGAATATTATGAGGGCAGTGTATACTGCTGTTGTTATGTTGGTCATTCTTCATCACTCCAATCAATGGCCTGTCCGCAAGCTTCACAATAAGTTATTTTTTCCTTGATTTTACTTTCTTGCGGTGCAATAAAATACACTTCTGTCAAATCACAATCACATACAGGGCATGTATGTGATTCTTTTTGTGTTCCCCAAGATGAATCTATTGTTTTATTCGGTTTCTTCGGTATCTGCTTTTCAAGTGCCTGTATTGCAACATCAATAGCATCATGCATTACTTGAGATTGTATCTCACCGCCTATTTCTAAATCAAACTGTATTGTTTCTATTGCTTCACTCGCTGTCATGTTATCCCTCACTTTCTTCCGCTTCGTACCTATCCTCGTGAATTTCCCTATCCTCTTCGTGGGAATAAGCTCTTTTACAATGTGTGCAAAAAGCTAAAAGTTCCTTTACGTTTGTACTTTTTTCGTATTTGCAACCGCTACATGGGCTTAGTTCTTTATTATTCTTTTCTGTCATGTTATCCCTCACTTTCTAACAGCTCTGCATTATCAAAGATATTGCCGATAACCTCTACTGTGTTTACTGAATAATCCTCATCGTTAAAATTCCAATAGATTTCCCACAATGATATATAATTATCGTTTTCGCAAGCATATAAAATGTTTTCACACCCTGTAACACGCATAATATTTGATTGTATTTCTTCCCAATCAATATTTTTTTGATACCCAATACCAAAACCGCCACACACATACTTGATAACTCCTCTATGTCCAAAGAGTTCTACAATATCATTTTCCCAAATCAGCTTGCCGTTCTTATCTTTCAAGCCGGTGCATTGACAGATTGTGGATGCATCAACTTCAATAGCATATATTTCAGCAGTCCACATATTTTCTTCTATATAATGAACTCTTAATAAATTTTCATTATCGTTTATTAAGAGTACCCATTTTCCTTCAACTTTAAATGGCACTCCTTGCACCCATTCTCCGTTATCAAGTCTTTTTGCCTTGTATAAATATCTGTCCATATTTTCTCCTATTCTGCTTCTGATTGAAGCCATTTTAATATACCATTTGTACAAGGCACTTTCATGCATACACATTCCAGTTCGTAGGCACATTGCCCGCACGTATCTTTAGTACTAATCCATTCTGCTAACTCTTCATCCGACATATTCCTTATTCTGTCGGCATTGGTTTGTCTGCTATCACATCTGCAACAAGGCTCATCTGAATTAGAGTTGTGATTGTGTTTACAATTACAGTTATTACCCATTTCCTTACCTCTCTTCCTCGATTGTTTCATCTTCCACAAAGTAGTTATTATCCTCAACGCACCATCCGCACTTTTCGCAAACTCTTTTAGTTCCATATTCTGTACGGGCTATCATAAGCCTTAGTCTGCCACAATGAGGACAATGTTCTGTATCATAGTAATCATCCCATTTGAATACTTTCATTCTCCACCTCTCAATTCTTTCAGTTTTGCTTCTGCTTCGGGTTTTGTGAGGAATACTGTTTTCCCAATTTCGCCAGCACTCCAGCTAACTCCTTTATTTGTAATAAAGTAAATTCCATTTTCGTTTATAACAAACTGTGCAATCTTAATTTCTACATATTCTCGATATAGATTAGGAACTAGCCTATAAAGCGTATCTCCCACCTTGCAAAGCAACTTGATAAGTCTGCCCTGTTCCTCTAAGTCCTCATATTTGCCTAATTTTTCTATCAGCAAATTCTTATAGTCATAACTGTTTTCACCGCAAGGTAAGATATCAGAAGCTCCATGTGTTCCGTCTGAATATGTCTTTGTTAATCTCTCCATTACTGCTCCTTATCCGGAAGTTTAGCTAGTTTCCATGGTGTACACCTATCGCCACTCCACGATGTTGTTCCATTGCTCCAAGCATAAACTATCCCATTATCATATTTCGCAAAATATCTTTTACCCCACTCGGAAAAACTGCTATCTCTTATTAGTATCGGTGTATCAACTGCAACTTTTGACCAGTCAACAGGTGGCTCAACATATTCACTATTCGCCCACTTTTTCATTTCGCTCCTGTCGCAACCCTTGCCTAAAACACAGAACAAGCAATCTTCACACGGCAATGCTTGACACTTTATTGGCTCTAATGTTGCTTTGTTAACTGCTATTTTGCTACCGCCACAAGCAATATCCAAAATCTGTTCTGCAAATTTCTCTCTATTTGTCATTGTCTGATACTCCTTTCCCATAATCTGGCATATGTTTAAATCTCTCATATGCCTTATTGTCTCTGTGCTTTTCCATGTAGGCTTTCTGCCTACTATCGTTTGAATGCTTTATATGAGCATTCTGTGTACTATCATTTTCCCGCACATAACTCATTAATCAATCACCTTTATGTACCTTTCATCAACGTAATTAACCTCATCAGCAAGGCATTGTGCCACTTTTGGCAATGTCAGACCGAATTGATTAAATTTATACAGCGTATCGATTAAGTCCCTAAATTCTGCGATAAACTCTTTAATTTCCCTAACCGACAATTTAAACATCAGCTTTAGTGCCGTACATGCTAAAGCCATGTAGCTGTATGCCGTGTCATTTAAAAGCTGTCTCGTGTCGTTTATCGTAAGCGGATTATTCCTTTGGTAAATCCTAATCAACTGTTGCATTGGGATTAAATTAATCTCTTTCTGCACATCAATGCCGTATCTCACTTTCAAAAGTTCGGCAAGTGTTTCAGTTTTCATTTCTTTTTCAGTCTGTGCCCTTTCAAGGTACTCATTTATGGTTCTTTCGAGCCTTACAATGCGCTTATTGCCAAATCCATGGTGCAAATACAGTACATAGTAGCCCAAATCCATAAAGTCTGTGAAAGACCGACTTACGAGTTTTCTGCGGTTATTGCTGCTTTTCAGCGTAACTCTCTCGGATTTTGTCCATGTAAAATCCGGCTCTTTGTGCTTTTTCTTTGGTTTCAGTTTGTTGCTCATATTTCTTCATTCTTTCTTCAAGTTCTCGTCTCGCCCTGATAAAACAGGCTTCGGTAGTTTCTTCTGCGACTTTTACAAGTTCTTTACCGCGCCACCGGATAGTTATTTTTGTTTCCTTGCTGTTTGTTTTGTAAATCATTTGCAAGTCATATTTCCTTTGCAGCGGTCGGTAAAACTCGTAAAAATCTTTCAAGGAATCCATTGTGAATTCCTTTCTTTTATTTTCTGTCGTGCCAAGTTTGCCTTTTCACAAGTTGCATTCTTAACGTTCTTCTGATAGTGCATTTCACAGACCTTATATCCGGGTTTTACCGGATTGTCGCAGAAAAAACATAGTCCTTGTTCATATCTGCCGGTTCTTTCAGGCATTTTGACGCGTGCTCTTCTCATTGTTTCCCGGCAAAATGTGCAAGTGGTATGTCCTGGGTCTGCTTTCCTTTTACGACAGCGTGTGCAAATACCATTTTTCTTGTCTTTTTCGTATCTCGCTTTTCGCCATGCTTTTTGTCGCTCATTGTATTTTTCAACATCAGTAGCACGTATTTTTGACATGGCTTCGGCTGATTTTGCTCTACACTCAACACAGCTTTTTTCGTCACCATATAGCAAGTTCTTGCCACATCTAGGGCAAACACCAACTGCCTGTAATTTTTTATAAAGCTCTCGACCGTATGCTGTGCGTTTGCTGTTACATGCCGTACAAACCACGCCTTCTCTATCAAGTGGTTTTCCGCAAAGCACGCAAAGGTTACTGGCTTTTCGTTCTTCATATCTCTGCCTGGAATACTTGTCTTTTATCATTTTTCGCTAGGAGTAAAGCCAGCTTTAATTGTGCGCACAAACCTCTTTACCTCCTATCTTTTCATCTGCTCAATGCGTTCTTTGATTTCTTTTGGCATTGGAATACCTTTAATCGGCTTATTTTGGCTTTTATTATCTTCAAGCGATATTTTTATCGTCTGTTGATTTTTAGAGCCGATTTGAGCCGAGTACGAGCTTCTATTGGTATTCTCAATCAATGCCTTTATGTCCTTTGGCATTTTTTGATATTCCTTATCTCGACTAACAACTGTCCTATAAGTTCTCATAAAGTTTGACTGTACCACGTTTTCAATGCTCTTGCTGTCCGTCAGTGCCCAGTTTCTAAGATTATCAGGACTTCCGACAGCCTTTTGTACGAGTGGTGGTAACTTATTAAATTCTTCAACTGCACCATAATAACCATTTCGTAGTGCCCTGCTAACAAGGAACCATGCTTCCATTTCGTTAAGCTCCTGTGGAAATTGAACCTCATGCAGTTTGTTTATTAGCTGTCCAATGCTCGGTGCAAATCCGCTTGTGTCGGAATGCACGTAAGTTTTCAATGCCATAGATATTTGACTGTAGCTGTATTCTTCCAACATCATATTCCATACATCTACTGTCTCTGATAAATTGCTCGGCTTGTAATTGGGGTAGCAATCACACATTATGCGAATGATTTTAACTGTCTCGTCTCTTGTCATTTCCCTACCTCATACGTTATCCCAATCAATAGCACCCTTGTTAGTTGAATGTGGTTCATTGTCTTTTAGTGCAAACAGGCCTTGCCAACAATGGTCTACTGACTGATTAAGAATTTTAACAGCCAAATCATTATCGCCCTTTGATAGTCTCTCGATAGTGTTCATAGCTCGGTGTAATGCCATTTCAGTGCATATTGGCTTTTTTATTTTTTTCCTCATTGTCAGATATTCCTGAAAAGCACTCTCTAGCATTTCATCATCAGGGTAGTAGACAGTTTTCTTTTTAGATATTGATTTATCAATATCTTTTTCTTTTATATCCTTAACTATACTATTCTTATCTATACTTACCTTACCTATACTATCCTGTGGCAGACAAGTGGCAACCACTTGGCAACCATCTGGCAACCCATTGGCAACCACACGGCAACCATCATCAGAAAATGTGTATGCACCATTGGATTTTATCTTTAATTTTGCCAATTCTTCCTTAAAATTTGTTGGTGTATACCGGTCTTTTCTCAAAGCGTTTGCCATGCGCCAATGCTTAATCACAATCACACCATTATCAAACTGATATATGTATCTTTTTTCCAATAGTTGCTGTAAATCAGCCACACTTGCATGAGCTTTGAACATGGAAACTGATACCTGATTGCAAAATCCGTCATCATCAGCAGACATAGATAAATGCAAATATAAGGCTTGCGCACTTGATGATAAAGCCATGAAATTATCATCATCAGTGACTTTTTTTGTGAACATTCTACGTTCTGCCATTTTTAATCTCCTATTTTCTTCAAATTTCGGTTGATGTATTTTAATCTTTTTCCTCGTGGTTTATATTGTTATACCTTTTTCTCAACGTGTTCTGCACCTTGTTCATTCCATTAATGCCACCGACAATAAAAGCTTTCTCTGCTCTATTTTCCGTTGCCTTTGTTTCTGCTTCTATATCGTGTAGTCCGTACTCTACCTGAATAATTTCATTTGCAGTAATTCTTTTCAGAATTTCTTCACATTTCTTTTTGCTTAAAATCTTCATTCTGAATCGCCCACTTTCAATAAAAATTAAACATGTTTTCCACAATAAGGGCAAAATCTCATATCCTTGCTTAAAGTATTATTGCTATCCAAATATGTACTATCCTTTGCACCTAAATATTCATTGCAGTTAGAACAATAACACCTGGTTATGTACTCGTCATGTTGTGCTCTGCAAGACGAATACTCGTCCAAAACTCTTTTTTCAATCATCATTATTATTTACCTCGCAATTCCCAATATTGATTAAATCCATAAACTTCTCATACTGTTTCTGCGATACCTTGTTATGCTTCTTATCGTCTCTAATTTCGATTTTAAGGTGTTTTTCTGCGATAGAGGATAATTCTCTTGCCAACGCCTTTTTGCCTTGCTGTATGCCCTGCATATAGCCTTTAGGTGCTTTTCTCTCGCCTATTGAACCACTAGCACGATTTTCTCCTTGACCGCCTAAACTGACATTTCTAAGCTGATAACCTTTATCGGCATATAGCTTAATGTAATATTTCTCTTTTTCGTCAAGCTGGCTTTCGGGAAAATTCAGAAATTCAACTCGCCAACCATAAGGGTTTTTCTCTTTGTCATACAGCTTGTGTTTGCGTAAGCTAAGGTCTATATGCTGTTCATAGCCTACAAGGTGGCTTGCCAATCTGCTAAGTGTATGTACCGCCTGTCCGATATAAGCATACTTAAATCCGTTTTCATCTTCTCGGAGTAGGAAGTAAATCCCACTCCTGTCATTCAGCTTTGGATTCAGCTTTAATAGTCGCTTTTTATTTTCCTGTTCTATTGCCTTGGCTCTTGCTATGTTCTGATAATTCAATGTTACCACCTGCCTTTACTATCTCGATTGCCTTATCATAAGCAATTAGCTGGCCTAATTCTTTCGGTTTATCTTTTATGATGTCATCAAGGATTCTGTTTACAGGGACTTGACTTTTTAATTCTTCCAACTGCTCCACAACCTTGTCTGCATCAAAGGCGGTCAGATATTCTTCTAGTAAATGCAATACTGCATTTGTATTTACTAAAGTTCCATTGCTTAAAGTGACCGATTTTAAATCTTTCTTTAGTGCATCTGCATCAATTAGTCCCATTCTTATCACGCTCCAATAATATACATTCAGTTTCAAAGAGTTTTTCAGATATATCTTTTGAATTAGCTCTGCTCTCAAATTCTTTGATAAAATCTCTGTATGCCTGTTTTCTAACTTCTCGGTCATGCTCGGTACAATCAAGCTCATCGAATGAGATATTGATTTTTTTGATAATACTGTAACTTGATTTATCAGAATTGATATTCATGTATCTTTCAGTGCATATTGGCATAATGCCATTTTTCTGTAGCAGTTCTGTAATCTGAAATACAAACGCTCTTACAACTGCAATATCTTTTTGCTCCGACATATCCTTTGCAATATTTGCAAATATTTTATTTGTATAATCCATTATTTTCCCTTTCTAGGACAGCCGTTATTTGACTGCCCTATAATCAACCAACTCCTAGTTAAATGGTAATTCCTCATCAATACCATCAGGGATTGACATAAAGCCATCATCGGGTTTTGGCTGTGGTTCTGCGCTGCTGCTTGAATTTTTACTGTCGCAAAATTCCAACTTAGATATGTTGCAATCGTTAGTGTAGACTGTGTTTCCGTCTCTATTCTTGTAACTGCCTGTAGTCCACTCACCGATAACCGCTATCTTTGAGCCTTTAAATACGTGCTTTTCTACTGTTTCAGCAATCTTGCCAAAAGCCACGCAGTTAATGAAATTTGCCTTATCGTCTTTCTTCTTAAAATTCTTGTCAACGGCAAGTGTAAATCTTGCTATTGCCATTGCATTTTCGCCCTGTGAATATCTAATCTCAGGGTCCCTAGTTAATCGTCCTAAAAGTGCTACAATGTTCATTATTTTTCCTCACTTTCTTCTACTTTCACTTCTGATTGAAGCCATTTTAGTAAATCTCCATAACTGTCATGGATTTCCTCTTCCTGCTCTGTATCAAGATTATAAATCGACTTATAAGGCTCTTCATCCTTTTCAAAATCGCACATGTTATGAAGCCAATCTGCCAGCTCTTCATCCGACATATTCCTTATTTTGTCGGCATTGGTCTGTGTGTCACTTTCTACTATCTCAAAATATTCACCAATGAACTCTAATACAGTTTTTAAATTGTACGAGCTGTACCCGATGTTGTAGCCATCCTCACCAACATTTCTGTACTGCACGCTATAATAAGGTTTACTATCTATCATTTCCATTATAATAGACAAATCGGTTACTCTTTCTTCTTTTATTTCGCTCATTCCAATGCCCTCCACACATCATTAGGTTTATTTATATTCCACACACTAGGTATTGTGTCTTTAACTAGACATAAACCCTTTTCATTTTCAATTTTCCCAAAAGGACAAGTTAGGCAGTCGTTATCCTCACACACTGTTTTAATGATTTTCAGCGCAGTCAGAATACTTTTCGTCTCGACCGCTACTCCGTCAACTTCTTTCTTCATTTTCTCCACCTCTCAATTCTTTCAGTTTTGCTTCGGCTTTTTCTTTTGTGGAAAATACTTGCAATTTTCCTTGTCAATGTCCTCAATTTCATATACCGCAAGCTCCCTTATAGGCCTTTTCGTAACCATTGCATACTTAGGATTGTTTATATCAACAATGTAATACACATATTTGCAAGGTAGAATAACAAGTCGGCCTTGTTCCTCTAAGTCCTCATAATCTTTTAGTTTTCGATATACTGCGTCTATTTCTTCACAGCCTGGCTCGCAAGCCCTTTCCCATAATTCATCATCTATCCATGATGGATTGCTTTCTGTTAATCTCTCCATTACTGCTCCTTTCCACCTTTAATTACTTCATCAATGTATTTCTGACAAGCGTTTACACATTCCTCCTGTGTTTTAAATTTTATGCCATTCCACAAGCTGTTGTACCTTATATCTCTTTCATCATTAGACGATATGCAATAATACCAAATATCATCATTAGAAGAATAGTTAATATGGCACTCAAACTTTTTGTACTTGCCTTTGTAGAATTTGCTACTATCAAATCTTTCTGAAACATCTTTAAGTCGCATATCAATTCTCCTTTCTAAAACGGACACTCTTTTTCTTTGTGCTTAGCAAATAATCTCTTTATCCACTTAGGCAACACACATTTCCAAACTGGAACATTAAAATATCCATTTTTATCAAACAAGCACCCGCAATCATCACATTCTCCCTCATAGCTCATGGTTTCCCAACCACAAGGGCAATTCTCGCAATCGTTATCATACCAACAGCTAACTTCTGTGTAGTGCTCCCACTTATTGGAATTTTCAATAGGCTTTGAATATTTGAATGTTGAAATTCTCACATTTCCAAATCGTTTGTCTATTTCAATATCTCTATGTGTTTTGAATAACTTCATTTTTACCTCCTAAAAAGGGCACTCATTAGGATTAGCAAGTAGCCATTCCTTATTGCGCTCCGCAACATCTACATTTGCCCCATAAGCAACTTTTTTCATCTTCTCGATAAAACTATCACTATCAGCATTTTCTGCCGATAGATGGCACATTATGACGTTCTCCAAGCTATCTGAATAATTTGCCTTAACAAAATCGCAAGCCGTGTCAATGGATAAATGACCTCTGAAAACGTGATTAGCTTTGCCTGTGTCTCTGTCGATTAAATCCTTGTCATAATTCACGCCTAAGAGAATGTGGTTTATGTCTTTAAACTTCCACTTGATTAAATTTGTGTCGGTAATATAAAGCATTCTTCCCATTTCCTTGTGAGTAATCAGAAAGCCGTATATCGGGCAAGGTTCACCATTTGCGTCTGTGTGTGTCCAGCTTCCGTCTATTGTTGTTAAATCAAAAGGTTTTACCGTAAATTCGCCCATATTCATTGACATATAATCAATCTTCAAATATGGTGCATAAATTGGTATTCCCATTGACTTAAAATCCTCAACTGATAGAGAATGGTCTTTGTGCCCGTGCGAAATTACAGCTCCAACAACATTTGATATTTTCCAATCAATTCCCTTTTTGATAGTCTTTTCTGACACGCCCAAATCAAGTAATAGGATTTCTCCTGTGTCGCTAATTAAAGCATATGTATTTCCCGTACTTCCTGTTGCTATACATTTAAGTTTCATCATTTCACACCTACTGCCATAACTGCCGGATTTACAACTCCGTCTCCGTCATAGTCATAGTCATACTTTTTGTTATGCCACTTTCTCAAATACTCTCCGTATTCCCAGCACTGTGAAAGAATGCTAACTGCACATCCGTACATAAATCCTGTAATGCCCTCTGTGTCTGCTTCACGGCTCAATCTGTCTGCATTATCAGCAAAACACTTCATAACATCATTGCTCTTGTCGATTTCTGCTTCCAACAGTTCAGCCCACCTTTCAGCATAAGTGAAGCAAGCTCTGCTGTATCCGTCACTATTCTTGTCGTACCAATCCTTGTATTCTTTCTCTTTACCTTTAATAATTTTCATACTCACACCTCGATTTCATCATCCTGTGGAAACTGAAAAACAGCATTGTTGATAAAATCTACTTTTGACGGCTGATTTTCTGCCCGCACCATAATGCCACATTTCTTTAATCTTTCAAATTCCTTTGCCACATCGTCTGAAATATCAACATTCTGCATTACGATAGGCATACCGATATATGCTTCTCTCAGCATTTCCATAGCCTTAATTGCCTTTGCTTTGGTGGAATAATCAGCAACATCTACTGAATCATCATATCCACCACATAACTGCACTCTCACATAAATGCGCCCATTTACACATCCTCCATATATAGAAACCAAACTGCTATCATACGGGAAATCCATTGCTCCGTCCTGTGAAATTACTCTCATATCAGCTCTCCTCACTCTGCATAAATGGCGGTAGCTCCTCTGACTGTTTTTCGGCTGTGTCAGTCGGCTCTACATCAATTATGTTGTCCTCGTCAAAATCTACACTATTTGCGTTTTCTTTGATTTCATCAGCAACAACCTTTTCTGTATCAAGTTTTACATCTGATACATTTTGAAATTCCTCTTGTGCATATAAACCTTGAAATCTATCTGGAAACGCTTCTCTTAAGGCCTGTACAACAGCTACTTTTCTAATCATTGTGGCTGGTTTTTTCGCCCATTGGCTGTTAAGCGAACCATCTTTTTTTCTTCCTGCGTACTCATCAAAGCCTACTGACTGATACTCGTCCTCTTTTCCGTCAATAAAGATTTTCGCCCAGCCGCCTACGATAGTTTCGTTAGGTAAAACCATTGTTCCCTCTCGCTCTTCAACAGCTCCGTCCTTTTTAATTACAATAATTCCTGCTTTCTTTCCCTTATATCGTGGGTCCGCATTGGCTCTCTTTGTAAAAACGTCTTTTCCAGTAACTATTGTGGCCGGGTCGTTGCTTCCATACTTAATAAGGTATGCTTCTCTCAAAAACGGATTTAAGTGCTGGTATCTGCATAATGACATAAACATCATTACTTCTCCGTCAGATACATTGCCGCCGCCACTTACAAGGTATCTTCTTATCATTGTTGGAGAAATTTTTACCATTTCCCCATTTGATTCATACTCAACTATCTGTGTATTCTCTGCCATAATTAATCCTCCTAAATCTCATTGAAAACCTGAACCGCAAACAGTTCATTAGGTGTCTGCTTGAATAAAACTCCGTCAGATATGACTGTATACATATATCCGTCATACTTAAGCTCTACAGTATGTTTCTTACCGCCCATGTAATAATTTCTTTTCTTAATACTCATGTTGAACCTCCTATAATCCAAGTAACTTTTTAATCACTTCTCTCATTCTCTCGGTTTCGCCACTCAACTGCTTCTCGCTTTTATCAGCAGGTCTAATCACTATTTTGTACTCTTCCTCTGAAACTGTCTCTTTAAGCGCACGTAAAACAGTAACCGCCTCTGCCATAACATGGCTTTTTATGCCTCTAAATGTAACTTCTCCGTCTTCTGCTTTAATCATTCCTATACCTCACTCTCATTTATTATTTTTAATTCAGCTTTGAGCTCTTCGATTCTCTTTAACTTGTCTGCAATCGCTCGTTCTGCCCTAATCCTGAATAATTCTTTTGCATACTCAAAGTTAGGCTCTACAAGGACCAGGCAATCACATTTTATTTGTCCAACTTCATCTTTCCTTACTGTGCTATAGTAGTTAGGAAAAGAACCTCTGACAGCCTTATACGTCTTTGGTTTTTCTTCCGCTTCGCATTCCTTAACGCATAAGCCTTTAGGGTTACTACCATAAGTATCTAAATTGTAAAAGTATAATTTCATATCACACCGCCTCAATCACAAGCTCTTTGTCCTGTGTATGTTTCAACATAATCAACTGGTTATCAATCTGCGGTATTCTCCAATCGTCAACGCTCTCTGTATCATCAATAATAATTGGAAAATTAACGCTTGCCACTTTCTGAAAAGCCCGGCATATGTCAACTTCTGTCAGCATTCTTGCCCCATGATTAAGATTTCTTGCATATGCTTCACCATTGTAAACAAAGTCGCAGCACTCCTCGGTATCACCATTTAAGAGTGGTCTAAACAGCTTTGCTGTGGCAAAATTCAGATACTTATTAACGTCAGCCTGTAAGAGTTCGTTTTTCTTACGTGTAAACTCTTTCAGCAAATCAAGCTTTCTCTCCCAATCGGCAATCTCCTGATTAAGGTCGGTTCTCTTATCCTCAAGGTCGGCTATGCTATCATCTATACGCTTGTTATTTGCCACACCAAGCTCAATTTTTGTGTCAACCGATGAAACTTGCCTTAACAGTTCGTTTCGCTCGTTTTTGAGCTTTCTGATAAGTTCTGATGTATCGTTTTCATCTGCAAGAGCTTTCTCTTTTTCCTCGATTTTAGCTTTAAGTGCCTGATACTCACTGTTGCCTGTCATGTCAACATCAGTAGGTAAGTCTCCAAGCTCTTTAGTAACAGCATCATGTCTTATTGTTAGCTCTGTAAGTTCTACTTCAAGGTCAGCTATTTCTTTCTTCTTATCCTCGATAGCCTGTTTAAGCTTCTTGCTATCGTTTGACAGTGCATTGCCCTTATCTTCAAGCTCCTTAAGGTTCTTTGCTTTTCGAGCGTCAAAGTCAGCTCTCATGCTCTCTATCTTATCTTCCGGCAATCTCTGACCGCACATCGGACAATTAACACTGCTCTCGTCAAAGGCAAGCTCCTTTGCCTTTTTCCAGTCGGCACGTACCTTTTCTAAGTTCTCTGCACAAAATCTAACCTCTCTCTCAGAGTTTTCAATGTTAGCTTTTTTAGCTTTTATCATTGACTCTCCTTTGTGAATTGAAGCATTGAAATCATCAAGCTGTAACTGTAGCTCCATGCGCTTTTTCTGATTTTCAGCGTTAGCTTTTCTCTCCATGTCCGAAAGCTCAAATTTAAGGTTCATAATGTCCTCTGTAGCTTTCTGCTTGCTCTCTAAAATTTTGTTATAGTCGGACAGCTTATCTTCAATTTCCTTAAGCTGCGGCTCATAGGTTTTCTTCTGCAATTCAAGCTCTGCAAGGTCTGTATACTCATTGGTGGAATGAATTGTATCAATCCTTGTTGAGATTTCGTCTCTTTCCTTGACAAGTCCTTTTGAGCCATTTCTACCGCCTGTGCCGTTTAGCTTGCCACAGCATACTTTTTTGAGCTGGTCTACATCGCCATCGTCAAACATTGGCTTAAGTTCAGCGAACTGCGGAAACATATCGCAGATTTCTTCATCAGTACGTGTGCCGAAATAGCTTGCAAGTGCTAATCTCTGCTCTGCCTGTGACTTGTTGAGAAGCGTCATGGCATTTAAGCAAAATGGTAATACTCCAAGCTCTGCCATGCTGTCATTGATGTACTGATTGTAGTCAGCCATTTTGTAAGGTACATCATTGATTGAGTAATCAGTAACACTGCCTGTAATCTCACCCTTTTTGTTGCGTTTCTGCCTTGTAACCTTTTTCAGAGTCTTTGCTTTTCCGCCAATCTCAAAGGTAACAGCTCTTACAATGTCAACATCATCAATCTCGACTCCGTTTTCATCATGTGGTCTTATGCCTGTAATTTCTCTGTCGTTCTCGTCATGGCAATTCAGCACATCAAGAATAATTCTCTTAACTGTCGATTTGCCGACTTCATTCTGACCGGACAATACAGTTTTCATTGAAAAATCTGTATCTAATGTGTTTTTGCCGTAGAATTTACAAAAATTCTGTGCAAAAATGTGTGTAATTTTCATTGCATTTCCTCTCTTTCTATTTGTTTATGGTTTTTAGAATCAAATTTCCGTGTAGGCTTGATTTCTTCACTACTCTTAAGTATGAGTCCGACTCCGATACAAAAAGCCACTCACTCGGCACGTAATGAGCCTTGTTGAGCAATAGCTTCTGCTCTCTTGTTAATGGCTTCAATCGGTATCTTGTATCACCCAGCCTAATCCGTCTTACATTGTCGCTCATTTAGTTTCTCCATTTCTTTATCTAGTAGCGCTTGAAAGTCAAATGATTTGTTTTTGTGCCGTTTAGCTCGATATAGTTCTTGTAGGTAATCGTTAGCACTCTGACGTTTCAATTGGCTACCAATCGCAGTAGATGTCAAGATTTCCATTTCCGCTCCCTTCGTCATATACAATCCCTTGTATGCCAACAGGAGTATCAACCACACTTCCATGTGGTAAATCATCACTTGCAATTACCACGTATTCGTTTTCATCAACTACAAGTCCATGTTCATTTAGATGTCTGCCCGGAATATTCAGACCGCCTCCAGGTAACACTCTCTGCGAGTACCACGTATAAGTGTAATCGCCATATCTGACTCGCCCTAGCTTCTTAAATCGGCTACAACTGTATTTCTTACGGCAAGTTGAAACTGTTGGCTCTACATAGGTCTGCTCAACTACAACCGGCTCATTCTGAACTACTGTCGGTTCAATCTTCCCTAGCATTACATCATTTAAATAGGAAGAAACACCGGCTGTCAGCTCAACTTTGCTATCTGCTTTCGTTGCTATTGGCTTTAAGGTCATAGTTCCAATTATTAAAGTCGATAATATCAATATCCTTTTTCTTCTCATGCGGTTCGCCCTCCTCTATGAGACATATTGCAATCAGTATCAGCCAAAAGACTGTTACGATTGCTCCAACGATGATACTCGCTGTCTTAATTCCGTATGCCACCGATAATCCAAGGAAAAATACAAACGCTAATGCTCCGAAAATCGAATAGCCACAGCCGGTGTAGAATTTCTGCTTTAGAGTTCTTTTTCTCATACAATCCACCTCACTATGCAAAACTCTGTTGAGCGTTTGCGTCATGAATAAGCTCATCAAGATACTTAGGTACGACATAGCAATCAATAAACTCATGCACATCGTCTATATACTTTCTCTTGATACTCTTATAAGTAGATACGCAACCATACTCACGCTTTAACTGTGTCCATATGTCAGAAAATGTCTTGTGCCTGATACTGTTATCCCTGTATGCTTCGCTCTGCTTGCCACCAAGGATATTTACAACTCTGCGCTTAACATGCTGTTGTATCTCGTCAATATCGCAACTGTAAAGTGGTACGTTTTCCTTAAGCTCACTCACATCATCTTTGATGTCGTTTACTTTCTGCTCTAATTCTGTATAGCCCTGTGCCAACAACTGTATCTGACCGCCTGTTGTCTTTGGCATACCATAACTGCCTGTTTTTCTGATTGACGGAAGTACCTCATCCATTACCCACCGCTCAAATTTCTCTGCGCTAGGCAATTTTGATTTCATAATAAGTCGGTATAAATCTCCCTCATTTATGTATGACATGGATTGCACTCCACTAGATGTAGGGGTGTCGCGTTTCACGACTCCCTTGCAATGCCTAGAAACTGCATCCCTCGGTGTCGCATACCCAAGTGCGGTTGCCACATCCGTTGCTACGAAATATGGCTTTCCGTCAATTTCTGTCATTCGGACTTCTCCGAACTCTTCATTATTGAAAATTTGTAAATCGTTCATGTTTTCTCCTTTCTGTGGTATAATCTCCCTATCTTTTAATAAGGAGGTGAGTCGCTTATGATTCTTGCCGGTTTCTGCAATAAGCAGAACAAGGATTATCGCGTTGAGATTAAAATGATAGATACTTCCGACTTGGAAAAACAAAGTCTTGAGAATGGTCGGCTAGTCTGTCAATATGCAATGTCGTTTGGTTGTTGTCGCAACCCTAAACAATGCTCTATTCTTCAAAATCTCAACAAATAGTTCCTATTGGCTCTCTGAAACATGAGAGCCAAAATGAGCCTCATAGCCATCTCTAAATTTGATACTCTTAATAGTGCCTACATATTTTTGATTCAACTGTAGTGTTCGCAAGTCTGTGGCAATATCAAACGCATTTAGGTCAATTGTTAGTACAGGAAATCCGGCTCTGTCTTGTTTTAATTCATAGCTTCTCACTCCGTCGATTTTGTGGCCGTCAATGCAGATTTCTGTAAAAATCTTTTCGCCCTCAACCTGTCTGATTTCGATTTTCGACATTCCTACTCCTTTCTTTCTAATCCACGAAACTTTCAACCGGTTCATCAAGATAGCTTGCAATTTTAATCATGGTATCTAATTTTGGCTTGCTTTTATCTCTCTTCCAGTCTGAAAGCAACATAGGTGAAAAGTTCAAGTCTGTTGCTACTCGGTATGATGTGATACCCTTTTTCTTCAAAATTTGCTCAAATCTCGAATATGATTGAGCATATTTCTTAGAATTATTCATTTTTCATGCTCCTTTCCTTAAAAATATATTGATTTTATTAAGGAATTCCGTTATAATGAAACTTGCCAAGATAACAAAATAACAAAATTAAAACCTAGGTTTTAAGGCTTTCCTTAATCTAGGTCTAGTATATTATGGTTTCCTTTAATTGTCAAGCATTATTTTAAAGTTTTCCATAATAATTTATGAGGGATTTTTATGTATGAACATTATCAGAAATTACTAGACGAAAAAGGCTTGAAAAATGCCGATGTTGCAAGAGCTACTGGCGTTTCAAACATGACTCTCTCCGATTGGAAAAGAGGAAAGAGTGAGCCAAAAACTAAAAATATGCAGAAAATTGCTGATTTTTTGGGAACCACCTTATCATATCTAGTCACAGGTGAAGAAAGTAACCCTGTATTTGAACAATCAAATACAGATTATGACCTTTCAAATATAGACAGTAAGCTCAAAGATTATGTATTTAAGTTATCTAAATTGTCGGATAAAGAGCAAGAAAGTATTATGAATTTAATAGATGTAATGTATGAAAAATACTCAAAATAAATTAAATTAATAAGAAAGGTGGTATTTTATTATGAGTAAAACTGTTAAATGTCCTAAATGGGGTTGCGATGGTGTTGGCATACCTGTTGATACCAAGAAAAAATTCTCATTCGGTAAAGCACTTGTTGGCAACACAGTAGGCGGTCTCTTCGGACCTGTCGGTGCCGTTGTCGGTACAGCTACCGGAATTAAAGGCAAAAACGGCAAAACAAAGTTTGTGTGTTCAAAGTGTGGTAACGTTTGGGAAAAGAAAATATAATCACCAAGGCAGAGCTTTTACTCTGCCTCTATTTTCCTTTTAATAAACACATACAAGTACAATAACAGGTCTTTATCTTCCAAGCCCTCAATCATTTTAATTATTTCATCCTTATATCCCATACAACACTACCTCCGATACATCAATTATAGAACATTTGTTCTTAAACGTCAATAAGGACGGCAGAAAAATCCACCGCCCTACCGAAACTTGAAGAGTTCTCTTATTTGAGAACATCATTACTGTAGCACTTTAAAGTGTTTTATTTTGTCGAATATTGACAACATGGACTGTAAAGAATAGAATAGCAAAAAGAACTACAAAAGGAGATGTTAATATGGCAAAAACAAATAAATGCAATTCCTACGTCATCAATGGTCAAAAAATCAATGTTAATGATATAATCAAGCATTATAATGGTAACTTAGGCATGGCTTGTAATGAAATATCGCAAGAGACTTTGGTTTCATTTGAAACAGCCAAATATTATGTAGAACTGTGCCAAAAAGATGAGCCATTCGTTAAGCAAAATTCAACAATAAGCTTCACAAGTGGCATTCTCATAGCCGTTCCGCTTATAATGTTTATTGCAACAAAAATAGGATTCTTTCCGGTGGACAATGACCTTTTTATCGCTATGTTTGGCTTAATTTTTGTGTGTTGCTCTATTGCTTCAATTATTCTAGGAATAGTTGATTTAGCATCTAAGAATGAAATTCCGCGCAATCATGGCGGTTCTATCTTTGGCATTGTTGCTTCTGCGCTGATGTGGCTTGATTTTATTTTTCATTGAACTATGGAGAGGTTTCCCTCTCCTTTTTATTCTAATTGTGAAGTAATGTACTCATATTCCTCTTGCGATATTTTACCGCTTGCTACTCTGTCGAGTAATTCTTCTTTGGTTACTCTGTCACTCTCGTATAGCCTTTTAAGGCTTTCAACTAAAATTCTCATATTAAAGCACCCCCTCATCCATTAACTGTCTTGTATAGTTGTCTATCGCTTCCTCGTCAGAGTGCTCGTTAATCTCTTTTGCCTGTTCCATAGCAATAAGATACTGTGAGTATTCGTCCTGTGTCAGCTCACGTTCCTCGTACTCCCAGTGCTTAGGCTTGTAAGTAAAATCATCCTCACTCCCTGTCGCTTCAACTGATTTAATGTTTTTTCGCTGATAAACGATATTCGGAGAAGATGTTGTGTCAATATCAAGCGGTTTGCCCGATTGCATACTTTCTACTAGCTTATATTCTGTCATATTCAATACACCTTGCCTTTCTGTCTACTGTTGAAATTTTGCGCTTTAGTTTTCCAAAATCTGCAAATGGTTTGATGTACTCCCTGTAATAATCGTACATATCGCAATTTTTAATCCACGCAAGAGCGGAAACCATTTGTTTTGAGTCAAATATTGTAACCTTTGTTTTCCGCCATATTCTAACTGCCTTAGCTCTTATTTTCTTAAGGATTGTTTTCCTTAAGGTGGTTCTATTCCTATAGAATTTATACCCCATAAAATCAAGCGGTCTACCATATGTTGCCGGCTTTTCATTCTTGCTAACATATGGATTTTGGGGCAAATAATGAAAACGAAATATCTGCCAGTTTGCTTTGACTGTCAAGCCCAATTCCGCAAGACTGTTATCAATCACGGCTTTTACCTTACGCAATTTCTTTTTGCTTGCACAAAATATAGCCATATCGTCAACATAGCGTGCATATTTCAGCTCAATGCCGAGTGATTTGATTTCATGGTCAAACTCGCTCAAATACCAGTTTGCAAGCCATACAGAGGTATAAAAGCCAAGTGGCAATCCATTAGGCACGCAATGTATAACATTTTCAACAATCTGCATGAATCTAAAATCTTTGATTTTAGATTTAAGCTTTTCGATTAATTTATCCTGTGGAATACTAGCGTAAAATTGCTTCACATCAAGCTTATAGCAATATTTAATATTTTTACCGCCTTGCCTTATCCATTTGCATATGTGCTTCTTGCCATACGCTCCGCCACGCTTAGGAACCGAGCCGTAACTGTGCTCATACATTCCTTTGTTAAACATGGGTTTAAGTACGTTCACTATCATGTGATGTACTATTGACTCCATAACTGTCGGTATTACTATCTTGCGTTTCTTTCGTGATATTCCGTCATATATTTCTTTGGGCTTATGCTCAAAAGGTGTGAAGTTAATCACATATTCTCTAATTTTGGGTATGTATGTATCAAGGTCTGCTAAAATTTTCCTAACCTTGTTTCTTCTCTTTTTACCCTTAGAGAAATTTTGAATTGCAAGTTTTATATTTTCGTCTGAAATAAATTCAGCATATAGATTTCTGTATGTTTTCATACGTATTCTCTTCCTATCCTCTCTACCACGTTCGACCATTTCCTACTACTAGCAGTAGCTTGCATCGAGTTAATTTTTACCAAGGGGTACGGAATTTAGTCTGCATTCATTTTATCCCATGAATGATAGGTACAGAAGCCCCGATGTTCCACCTCGCATTACCAGCCTCGTTGTTCAAGTTCACGTAAAACGTGCCGCAATGACGGCCGTTGTTCAGGTTGCCACCAAAAAGAGCAAAGGCGCAGACTAAATCCCTTATATAAAATTAACTACACACGTTTATAGTTACAAATTTTCTTAGGAGAAACGTGGTTTCTCCCTTTCTGCTTAGGCAGAAATTCCCTCTTCCCTGTTGCAAGTTATTTGTAGGAAAGAGAAGCCCCGAAGTTCCACCTCGCAACACCAGCCACGTTGTTCAAGTCCACGGAAAACGGGCCGCAAAGACGGCCGGTGGACAGGACGCCACCAAAAAGAGCAAAGGCTATAATTGCAATATTAAACCAACAGCCATCAGGATAATAGGTCGATGATGAGCCTGTAATTGATGTTGGAAACATGCCTAATGCCGTATACAACATATCTTTGATATATCCGCCACTTGTACCACTAGGAGTTGAATTAGGTATCTCAATATATCCTGTTCCGTCAGTGTTGTAGTTGGTTGCACTACTTCCGTCTTTTACGGATGGGGATAATTTAACCTTTGCCGTACCATTAGCAAGGATAAGTCCAGCTGTTCTTCGCCACTGATTGCCGTAATAATTCTCCATTCCAAATATTTTAACTCCGGCTTTTCCAGCATTTTCGCCCCAAAATAAACCTTTGTCATTCATTGTGCCGGTCTTAAGCAATAAGTTTTCATCACTGGCATTCTCACTCATGCCTCGTCCGAATACATCTTGCGTATCGGTAGATTTTCCCATGATGATAAGCAAAATATTAATCAAGAGTCTATCAACGTACTGCTCGATTTCATAGCCTGTACCATTGGCTCTTGCATATGTCATTTCTCGACTGGCTGTTTCCGATTTAATAACTGTTTGACCACTTATTGAGCGTAACTTATTGTCACTGTCAAGCGAGCCGTTATAAATTGGTGTATAAAAATGAGATTTTTCATTGCCGTTAATGTCGATGAAATTCAGATTTTTAAAATCTTTATCAGCTTGGTAGTTAGCAGCATAAAGGCTCGCACTGTTTGGATTACCTTTGTCGGGTGCAATTTTCCACCATATAATATCTGTGCCATTGCCCCATTCCATCATAGCATTTCCATCGTAATCAACGTTTGCTATATCTGACGCACTACCGTCTGTTTTTTTAGTCAAGTCGTTCTCGTTGAGGTAATAGTCAACCTGTCCATTTGTCTTAAGCATACATGGTTTTGGCATAAAAAAAGCATTTGCCCATGAGCCATAATCAAAAGTTCCGCTCGTGAAATTCATAGCTGCCGGAGTCATGCCTACTGCGTCTGCTAAATACCTGACTCTTGTTTTTGGGTTACTGTCCGCGCCATTAATGTGGACACCATAAATAATTCTTCCCTCGCTTAATTTTGTGCCAAGGGCTTTAATACTCTCAACAATTGCTTGCCCTGTTGTGTCTGATATAATGTCTATTCCGCTCATATTATTCCTCCTTACTTACATTGAGTAATCCGGCACTTGTCACAGAAAAAGTAATGCCTCTTCCGTTTGCTTTCTGCTCGACTAGTCCGGCTTGCTGTTCTGCTCTTTGCGCAGCTTCATTTGCAGCCTTTGTAGCTGCGTTTGCTTGACTTACCGCCGTATCAACCTTTCCCGAAACTTGGGCGACCTCGTTTGCTTTTTGCGAAGCAGTTTGCGCTGATTTTTGAGCCTGTGAAGCAGAATTGCTTGCTGAGGTAGCTTTTTCTGTCGCAGTCTGCGCTGATTTTTGAGCCTGTGATACGGATTGAGCCATGCCGTCAAGATAGCTCTGAATAAGTCTTTGAATTTCAACGTCAAAATCTTCAACAGTTCCCATTCGCTTAACGACTCCCGGTGCGAAGCACATCCATATCTGCTGTTTTTTCGTGTCGGAGTCGGTCGATACCGCCCACTCCCCAGCTTTCATTTTTGAGGGGTCAAACTGTGCGTATGCCCCTCGCCTCATTTGAATTGCCATAAGTTACACCTCGCTTTCGTTAATTATCTCCATTTGCCTAAAACGTGAAGTTGTAGATACAATTGTTTGCTTGTTTCTACATTAGCCGAGCATATATAAAAGTCTAGCTTTGTTTCACTCCAATTCGTAAAGGAAATAAAATACAGTCCGCCAGCACTACTATACACTGAACCTGTAGTACTTACGACGCCTTTTAATCCATTTGGCAAATATACGTTTCCAGAAACAAAATATAGGTTACCATATTTAGAGCCAATCGAGACAATCACGGGAAAGTTTCCCCACAATTCTATGTATCCGTCTGTCCACTGCCTCCAATACCAACCGCCTCCACTGGTGAATGTTTTTGAGCCAAAATCCGTTTCAACTTCATTAATGGTCAAATTGTTTGCGGTAATGTCAACGTTAGTTCCGCTTATATTAACCGTTTCGCCACTTACGCTTGCAAAGCCACCGCCACAGCCTACGCCGCTAGTATGCCCTCCAATGTTTGAAAAAAGGTTTGCCCCCTCTGCGTTTACTGTAAGATTATTATCAATATCATTTCCACTATAATTTCCGCTTATTTTTGTTCCTGTTTCCGCGTCTTGCGCCCAAAAACTTTGATTAAGCCCTGTAGACGGATTGACAACATCGACATTAAAGGCTTTTGTAAATTCGCCATATGCACCGACTATTTTGGGTGATACAACATGGTCACTCCCTATTTGTGTATAGCCGATGTTCTTTTTAAGAGCGTCAAGTTCATCTTTCGTACTTTTTACTGCGCTGTTTGCTTTTTCTTCAACTTGGTCAGCGTCTTGATAGTCGCTGTCGTTTGTTAGCTCACTCGTCTTGCTTGGTATACTTGGCTTATTAGAGATATTATTCCATGATATATTAACTCCGTCAGCGAGCGTAATACCCTTGTTGTCAAGCGTAATCAGAATTTTTCCGTTTGCATCTTTGACATACTGCTTGCCGTTTGTGTTATTCTCACCGCCTAAAGTGAGGGTACCACCATGCGCCCAGTCAAAATTAATGCCAATAGCAGACATAATATTGAAAATAGCGTTTCCGTCTTTATCAATTCCGGCTTTCCACGTCTCGCCATAATCATTTGATACAGCCATGCCATTAGCCGTCATTTTCCACTGTATATTGCTCGAATTAAGGTCGGCTTTATTATGCATAATGTAAATAATTGAGCCATCCTCTTGCACCTGTTCAGTCTTGAAAAGTCCGAGCGATTGAGACATTAGCTGTGTCAGCAATTGCATTTGCTTATCATATACACTTAGTTGTGCCTGCGCAACTTTCCTAGCTTGTACGACAGCCTTTGTCTCACTACTGAATTTATAAGCGCTATTTCTTGAAGCATTTTCAGCGTCACACGAAATTTTAGTGCCGCTTCCAACTGTAAATGTTCGGTTAGAAATAAAACAGCTATAGGTATTCTGCTTGCGGTCTGTCACAAGCGCCACATCTCCGCTCTCAATCAGTGGGGTTGACAAAAGTGTAGCATCAAGAGGTCTGAACCTCATGCCACCGATTTTTTTAAAGATATAATTTGCAACTGTCTGTGCCTTGTCTGCCGAAATAAACGGATTATCAGAGATTGAAACTACATATCCCTCTTTTCCGGCAAGTGCATTAACATCTTTTGCCTTGTCCTCTTTTGAGGTTACAGTTACCTTTACCCCGGTGATAACAACATCATCGGTCGCAACATTCAAGTCTTTTTGCGTGTAAATATTGTGGTAACTTCTTGCTTCTGTAAATGTTCCACCATCAACGCTATCTCCACTTGAATAGTCGGTGAAATTTCCGCCATTCAGTGTATCCCCGTCAGAATATGGTGTAGTTTTTGTGCTAAAAGTTCCACCATCGTAGCCTTGGCTGTCAAATTGGCTCATATCATACCAGCCGATAAGCAATTCACCATCGTGACCGCACTTGCCCCATAATCCGCTCAACTGCAAAATATAGGCTATCACTTGTCCATGTGTGAGCTTTTGATTATCACTTGGTATCTCGTTAATCACGTAATCAGAGTTGTCAAATCTTGCCATAGTAAAAGGTACATCGCACTTAATGCAAGTGTCTCTGACTACCTCATACGCTGTCGTAGGGTAGCTTAAATTGCTGTCATACTCACGATTGAAATTATTAATATTGTCAAGGCAAGTAAGCGTTATGAGTGAGCCGTCATAGCTTGTTTCGCTGACTCTATACTCACCGATTTTTAGCTTTTCGGTTGTGCCGTCAGAAAAACTTTTTGAAACATATGCTGTTACGCTTGCCTTGTCAAAATCATACTTGCTGTAATCCTCGTAAATGTTATTCAGCTTAATTTTCAGTTTTCCGGCAATCAAAGCCCCGATTGTGAAAGTGCCATTGCTTGATGTTGAGTCATTGACCTCGAAGCCATTCGCCCACAACTCACTATCACTAATAGGAATTTTTTCACCGCTTGCCGTAATTATGTCAGCAAAGCAATTTACATTTATATCATTGTCGAGCATTACTGCTCTTTGCCATTTAGCCGATACGTTAAGCATTTAATCACCGCCTTATACTTCTATGAGGTCAAAACTCAATGTCTCATACCTCTTATTGTTAATAGTCCATATCTTGATAGGTGCGCTCCTATCGCCCACATAGAACGTGCGTGTTTCGTCAGTGCCACTCATAGCGTCAGGATATGTCACTCTGATATATTCGGGGTTTACCATTTGAAGTATCTTTGCTGTCCTAGCCGTGTCTGTACCACTCCATGACAATTTAAGCTGTCGTTTCTGTGCTATTCTGTTTTTATGCATTTGAGCGTCCTGTGTACGTCCACTGTCGCTTGCAGACACATCAATCATGCCCCATTCAAAAGTTGACGGAGTAGGTAATTCCACTCCGTCTACTAACATCATTGCCATATTGTTACCTCGTAAAAAGACACCCACGCAAAGGTGAGTGTCTTAACCAAATTCATTTGCTACAATATATCGTTGTCCGTGTTTTGCTTTGCCTACCTGTGTCATGCGATAGAGGGTTTCGCTGTCGCACTTAAACACATTTTCAATGATAGGCGCAGAACTTCCACCGGCATTAGAGTTCATCATTACTTGTGCCATTCCCTCCATGACAGCCTGTTTAATTCCCTCTGTGATTTGTTGGTTGTTTGCTACCACGTTTTTGCCATTTGAGAACCTACCGACTAACTCGTTATGATTAATAAAAGCCATGCCGTCCTCTCCCCTTGGGAAAATTCCGCCACTAGCAAGCCTTGGAATATGTACTTTCGGGACTAACGATACTCCGTTCCAATTTGCACCAGCCACCTTAGCAGCCATAGAAACAACTTTGTTAAATCCTCTTAATAAAGAGTTAATTCCACTGACAACAAAATTAACGCCGTTTTCTATTTTAGAAATAACGTAGTTCATGGCTCCTGTAACACCACCTCTTATTGAACTCCACACATAATTAAACGCGTTTGTAATTCCGTTTTTCATAATATTAAAGCAGTTTGTGATAGGCGAAATAACATTGCCATTAAACCAACTCGCTACTCCTTGCCACGTAGATATAACAAAGTTCTTTGCTACGCTAAGTGCCGATGTTATACCAGCTTTCAACATATTAAAAAAGTTTGAAATCGGTTGTATTACTGTACCGCTAAACCAACTTGCCACCCCTTGCCATGTTGAAAATACAAAATCTTTTGCTGTCTGTATCGTTGTCTGTATAAACGTTTTTAAAAAATTAAACAGATTTGAAATTGGAGTGATTACATTATTATTGAACCACCCCGAAGCTACTATCCAAATTGCTTGAATTATTATCCAAATACCTTGAAAAATCTGTTGTGCTCGTGTAGCAAAGCCTTTAAAAAAGCCAACTATCGGTTCAATTACTGTGGAACTGAACCATTTCGAAGCTCCTTGCCACACAGTTACTATGTCTTTCCATAAGGAGCCAAAAAAGCCACTTATGGTTTTCCACATATCTTTAAAAAACGAAACCACAGGCTTAATGACATTTCCATTGAACCAATCGCCAACTGTTGAAAACAGTTCACAAACTGCACTCCAATTATCTTTTACCACAACAACAATAGTTGCGACTGCTGCCACTATTGCTCCAACAATTACCGCTGGCAATGC